CTCGAATCAGAATGGTTTGGAGGGCTTTTGCTCCTGTGAACTCTCTGCTCTTCAACTTCCACTGTGTTTTTGCAGTAAGTGTATCGACATAATTAGGATCTGCTCGGTTAAGAGAAGCCTTTTTAAGGGCCTCTGATCTTGCTCCTCGCCGATCCTGAAACTCTTTTATACTTCTTTCCTTTCTCTCCTCTGACAAAAGGTACTTCTGGAAAGGATCCCAACCAGCCAACTTGCAGAAAGCGTGAAACAAGGCGATGCCATAAGGTTCAAGCATTTGGAAGCTAAGAACATTCTCTTCCCTAGTGCTTGTCTTGATCCGCTTGATAACCCCTCTAGCAAATGACACATGATCTGCACTGTTTTGATCAAGCCCCCAATTAAGGAAGGCTGGGTTAAACAGTAGTGGATTGTTATGAGGATCCAAAGAAGCAAGCCAACGATTAAGTTCGACTTGTTGAGCTCTTCTTGGAAGACGTGGCCATTTCTGCTTCTTGAGTTTCCTCGCAATTTGCGTCCAATCTCTGCGATACATGTATTGGTCTGGTTTTTGCCTGGAATACTCCCCTTTGTGAACAAGTTCGACGCTGAATCTCTCTCTGATCTGAGCCATGTGACGTTCATCCAAATCGTGTAATCGTGATCTTGGGAAATGAGTGCGCATCTTGTAAATAGCGCTCACATAACTCTGAGGATTGTGAACCTTTGACGGATGGTATGGTGTAGAATCAATGAAAGGTCGAAAATCATGCCTGCCTTCATAGGGTCCACTAAAAGTGAGAGCGCCACCACGATAAGCTTTGGCGTCGGGATCGACGAAATTGCTTTTGTAATCGAAATTCAAATATTCGGCGACGAAGGCCTCATTCTTGAGTTTATCAGGTGGACCTGCTAGCACAAATTCCACTCCTTCGAAGCTTTCATTCAACAAAGATGCCATGCTGATAGTATGCTCCTTGACGATTTTGATTCTTTGACCAGGCGTGTAATGGTCTCTATACCACAAAAGTTCTCTCCAGAAATCATTAGATGCAATGGAAGTTGTGTTTGTGACACTGGGCTCGAATTGGCAAATGAACATTGTGTATTTAGCACGAGTGCAAGCGGTGTACAATATCCTATACTCCGTCATGGCTAGTACACGCGCATCAACAATGACAACGGCAAAAATGCCATCCATGCCAGTTGATGCCGCGAAAGTGTCTAGTTCAAATGATTTGTTGTCCGATGCCCAACGTTTTTGCGCATCTGCTGCGTAATACCATTGCTTGGTTTCCCACATTTCCTGCAGCACGATCTCAGTCAGATCAGGAAGGAATTGTTGCAAATCTTGCCACCTTTGTGGTTCAGTTTGACTAAACATGAACTGTCCAGGGTGATTCACGAAAGTGGGCATCCTGAAGAAGTTTGCGATTCCTGGTCCAAAGCGCCAAGTTCCACGTGCATAACGCTTTGAATATAATTCAGCGTATAATTTCCCATCAGATGGGATGGACGGATCATTGAGTGCACATTTGTCGTTGGGCTCGTGCCAGCTGTTTTGCAACCTATCTTCATTGAAAATCCTGAATCTACATGACGGATAACGCAAAGCGTGCAGGGCAATATAGCCTTTCGGGTACATGTTCTCATCGAAAGCCGTGAGGAAACCCCAGCCATCATCTGTCAACGCTTTTTCGAAAGTGCTAACTGTCATCGCTGGTGCGCCTTTGCCGGTCTGAGGATCTTTGTCCATTATTGCAGTGCTTTCTTTCCACATTTCTGCTAAAACAACTTTGCCTAACACAGCTGCCCACAGCTTCCCTTTCTTGTACTTGCTTTGACGCAATATTTTGTGCAGAGGGGACGTCTTGCGACAGCCCGGATCACCTTCTACAATTGCAATGTATTGATTGAGATTTTGTTTGGCCATGCCATTCAAGCCTTCTTCCCAGCCCTTCAGTTTCTGCTCATTTAGCGGATTGAAACCTAGAGTGCCTGTTGTCTTCTCAAGCATCTCTCTCACGTATTGACTTGCCCGACTCGGTTCAGGTGAAAATGGTACAAAATTCACAAGTGGAAGCGATCTGATCTCACGAAGGAGTTCTTCAAATTCCGGCGGTTCTTCCTGCAAAGATATATCTTCCAAACGTTCAGGCCCTTTGAGAATCATTCTAGGCCGTTTGACAACCGCTGAAAAGTGCCCGTTCTGAAGTTTGAGAGTCACATTCATGCCTTTTGAGAACTGCAATCCGAAATGACCTAAAGTACGTCCTTTGTCGTCTACAACATTAAAGGCAATTGCATATTTTGC